CAACCTTTGAAAGATATGATGCAATAGTTGAGTCAATAAAAAAGATAATTAATATTGAAAATAAAGTTGAATGGTATAACTCTATGCGTCCTATACTAGAGCACAACTATGAAACTTTAAAAAAGAATTCTACAACAATAAATCCAGCATTTATTAAATTAGAAAGAGCCTATAAAAAATATTTTAAATTAGGAAAATATAAAAATGTATGATATACATATACCCACGATAGATGAAAATTCAAAATTAATTATTGGATTAGGAGATAGCTTTACCCAAGGTGTGGGTAGCTGGAGTAAAAACACTTACAAAAAATACGGGGGATTTGTTGACCCACTTAAAGTTCCTAAAAGTTTAGAATTTGAAATGTATGATTATAGTTGGGTATCTCAAATTTGTAAAAATCATCTTCCTAATTTCACACCAGTAAACTTTGGAGCGTCCGGCAAAGGAAATAGAGCAAGTGTAAAAGAACTGTACGTCAATCCTAAAGTTAAAATGGAAAAAGCAAATGAAGCCACTCTTGTCTTAATGCTTAGTGGTATAGAACGTTTTGATTTTATCAATAGAGAATTTGAAGAACACCATCACTTCTTTGCCATGTGGCCTAATCCTTGGGATAAAAATGCTACACAAAAACAATTATGGGAAGCATACGCTCGAGATATATGGAGTGAAAAATTTGTCTGTCTTGAAGCACTATTAAACATTAGGGAAGCAGCAATATTTGCCAAAGCACAGGGATGGAATTTTATAGTTGCCAGCGCATTTGATCAACGAATTACTAGAGAAAATTTCATACGTCAAATTGGAGAAGAACATACTGAATTAGTAGATTCTATTCCATGGGATAAGTTTTTATATCCTCAGGGCTGTAACAGCTTTATGCAATTGTTATTGCGATATGATGGTAGGGAAGAACTAGCAGACGGTGCCTTTTATGACTACTATTCTAAATTAAAAGAACCTACAGAGTACATTACTACTTGTATGCACCCTACTAGGGAAGGTTATAGAATAATGGCGGAAGAAATTTTTAAATTTATGAAAGAAAAAGGCTATGTTAAAGAATAGCCTTTGTTGAGTCAGCGATATCTTTTTTCAATCTTTCTACATCTATTTTAAAATCAATTTTTTTGATATCGTCTTTGTATTCTTGAAAAGTTTCCAGAAGTTTATCTGCAACAAATTCAGCAGCTTCTTCAGCCAACTGATTTTTGATATCGATTTGCCATACCCTGCCATTGGCAAATTCTAGATGAACCATTTCTAGATATGCCACAGGCATGGTATTCATGTACAAATCTTCAAATACTTCCGGCCACTCTTTGACTAAATGACGTGGAGGCCTAAATAACGAATTAGGCATCAGCAGTTTCACTTACTTTAGTTGCCTTCTTTTTAGGAGGATCTAAATCGTCTGCTTGTTTACGTAATCTAGCTGCTTCTTTATACATAGCATCTGCTTGACTGCGATAAGACTTGGCAATGTCAAGATCGGTCAACACTTCATTTTGACCTGCTTGTGCTCTTGCTGGCGCCGCCGGAACTTCTTTAACTTCCGCAACTGTCTTAACTTCTGCGTTCTTAGATGTAGCATCCTTAGATGCATTATAGCCTTTTACAAATGTACATAGGTCATCAATCGTACAGTTCTTTTGTTCAGCAATAAGAACATTCAAGTCTGCCAATACAATATCAGTTTGATTGGTAGGTGTCATAACAACGGTATCAGTTGGGACTTTTTGTAGTCTGCCATCTTGTTGCATAGCCTGTAACATCTGTCTACCATCTGGGAATAAACGTACAAACATTAATTCGCCTAATTCAAAACTTTGTTGTGCTTGATCAGTTTCAATCAACGCCATTAATGAATTGTGATACGAGTCCGGTAACGTTGCTGCCGGTAGTACTAATGCTGTATTTGATTCTCCTGGCAATGTACGAAAAACAACAACAACTTTCGATCCTGTGTTTTTCATTTTACCAATATGTTTTAATGCTGCCATTTTAGGCCTCCTTTTTGCTTACAGACTCGATAAAGGTGTTTAACTTATTAAAAGTTTTACCAACTGCTTCAAGTTCTGCTGCTTTAAACGCTCCTCGCTGTGATGCTACTTCGATGATACTCTTAACAGCAACAAGGTCGCTGATGTTTAGTTCTGCGCCTGGCTGTGCTTCTGTAGCCGGTGCTGTTTGTGCTTCTGGTACTTCTTGATTGTTAACTTCTTCAGTCATTTAGGTTCTCCTTAAATATGGGCAGGCAAGTGCAAAGTATGTTAGCTCTTTGTGATCCTCAAAAGCCAAAAATGTGGAAGATTTTAAATTCCCATTTTGGTCAATTGCTGGCGCTCTTAACATACAGAATCTACCTTTTAGTTTGGTCCTAACCCAAGTCTTAATTTTTCCGTCAAAGAGATCGCCATCGGAAATTTGTATCTTAGAGAAGTGCGGTGCTAACACCTTCATTTCTCTTTGATTCAGAACATCGATAGGATTAAGATCAAACATAGTAAAAATATTTATAGACTTGATAGATTAGGGTGGTTATTCTTGGCTAAAGCGTTTGGCTAATGCTTTGTTATAGCCCAGTTTTCTTATATCGCCCGAAAACAGATATAATTCAAATGCGGCTTTTTCTTTTAAAACCGTGATTGATTTTTTTGTGATGTAAAATGGAGAGTCAATAAATTGATCTAACCAAACTAGAATTTGTGGTGTGATGGCAAAGTCCTTAGGAAAGTCTATTTTGTAAGTTTTAATTTTAGCATCGTCTTGAACAAAGTTCAAGCCCTCGTCAGTCAAACGAAGCCCGCCACTAGATTTTCCTCTAACGTTCCACCACCATGCAGAACGAAATTGTTTTATGATATCCCCGTTAACATCTTTGTTAACTGCTTTTAGGAATACCTCAGTGTAGGTATCCTTGAGGTCCATCTTATTTTATTTCTTCACCTTGTGTTAATTTAACAACAGAAAAATCTGTTGTTTTGAAAAGTTTGTTTAATTTTTTAGCAAGATTGTATGCATGTCCCGGATTACTAAATGAAACTTTTTTATATTTTGGACCTGGATAACTTGCAACTAAACTTCCACTTTTTAAATTAAAAGGTTGAGTCTTATAAAAAACTGCCCAGATGGCATCACTTTCAAGAATCTGTTCGATCTTAAATGTTTCTTTATTTGCATACTCTAGCAAAACTTTAGGTTTTGGTCTACTCATTGATACGTGTTCCTAATTAACCACGTATATATTTATCTCGGTTAGAACGATCCGCCGTCAAATTTTACGTCTATATTAGTAGTAGATTCACGTATTTCCGACAGCATTTGATGTATTTCCTGAACTGTCTTGCCTAACTTAGCAGTTATGATGGCTAATTCGGCAGTTAGTTCTCGAGCTTCTTGTAATGATAATTTTATGTCTTTTTGTTGACTTTTTTCAGCAACTGCTACTCGCTGTATTAGTCTTTCAACAGACGGTAAATTGGAAGGTATATTATTTTGAGACATTCGAAAGGACCTGTTTCATTTCAAGGTCAGTTTTAAACGGACCTTTGTATTCGTATCTTTGTAAAGTGATCAGTTTAGGACAAAAACTCTTAACCCATCCTTTTTCAAATCGAATAACATAGTATCCTGCGCAATACAAACTTTTACTATCACCGCTTTTTGTGAATAAGGGTAATTTTCTTTGTATGTCAAACATAGCATTGTGAGGTTCGACACTGGTTGCATATCCATGAACTTCATTTGGTAATGCGTTGTTTGCTTCTTTAACAATCTTAGCAATAAAGAAATCTTTGCCAAATTGATCAGTTAAACTTTTTTTGGTGTCGTAAACTTTAACACCTGCTTCATTACTTAAGACAAATCGATTGTCTTCATTCTTTCTTAAAGTAGCAAATTTTTCTCCGTTCTTTTCAACGATCCAAAATTTGTTTTCAATAATTGGTTTTGCATGTAATTCTGTCATATTGTATACCTCGCATTTAATGGTTCTGCATAACTTTGTGCCTGTTCGGAAATTTTCTTTAAATCGTATAAGTGACAAAATTTCATTAATCGAATGCCAACCTGATTGATATTTTTATTTGCATCTGTTGCTGTAGAAATAGTATCTACAATAATTTTCTTAATATCTTCGGGTTGATGAGTTAGATCGATTAGTCTACGGTTGCGTTCATAGTCCTCTAACACCCTGTGTTCTACTCCTTCGTGATCAGTCCATCTCTGTAACATGAGATTGTTCCACGCATATCCGCGGGAGCCACGATCTTCGAACGCTTCAGTAAGACCCACTTTTTTGCTTGTACCTTTAGTACGCACACCTGGATACGCTGAGAAGACATTATCACTGGTATCACCACGCATACATTTCTCAAACAATTGCCATTCTGGGTGAGGAGCGGCTTTGGCTTCTTGCGTTTTCTTGTCAATGATTGCTTTGCCTTTGTCATCAAAATATCCTTCATGTGTAATCGTCATTTCCATTACACCGTTATATTGTTTTACATTAGGTGCAATCAACTGTGCAAAATCTGTATCAGTGCTGATAATTACATGATTGTCTTGCGGATGTGTTTGTATCCAGCCTGCAATCAAATCATCAGCTTCTAGTCGTGAATTTTGTAATACTGTACAATTAGTCTTGTCAGTAATAAATTCTTTAAACGTATCAAATGCTTCCCAAAATACACGATCTTCTTCTGCTTCTTTTTCTGTATGTGCTGCACGGGCATCTGAGCGATTACGCTTATACGGAGCATAATAATCTTTGCGCCACGAGCGACCTTCTAAACAGAATATAACATGACTGCCGTTAAATTGTTGCCAAGCCTTTCGAATACTGTTTAGAGTTATATGAAAGGCCATGCCTAGTTTGATATCAGCGTCACCGTTGATAACGTGACGAGCACGAAAGAATGTGTTTGCTGTATCAACTAAAATATATGTCATTAATTATTCTTTTTAACAGTTTTAATATCAATTACGCCAGTATTCACTGGACCACCAAAATCACCATCAACTACTACATTGGCACACAGTTCACGGAACCAGCGATCTACAATTTCTTCTTCTTTGTCACCGTCAAAACCGTAACCTTCTTGTTTTAATTTTACAACAAATGGCTCATTCCAGTCAAGCTCAAAAAAACCATTTCGTACATTGTCTTTATTAACATGAGTATTCAATACTCCTACCCAAGGTTCTTTCCTTCGAGTAGCACGATCTTTCTCGGTTAATTTTGCAAGTTCTTCTGCTTCTGTAGCACGTTCTGCGGCTTCTGTTGCTAGGTTAGCGGTGTTTGCTGCTTCTGCGGCAATGGCAATTGATCGTTCGGCTTCTGCACGAATTTTATCAATACCAAATAGTTTTTCTACAAACTTTTTCATTAGGTTCCCCACTCATTTTTAAATAACGGCACTTGTAAACGGTCACTGTATCGTAAGCCATGCTTCATAGCCAATATTGCTACGTTTTTATTGTTCAATGCGTAGACGCTTTCTACTCCGCCTACAGGCATTAGATAAACATGTCCTTTAAATCCTGCTGTACGATATGCGGCAATAGCACATTCAGCATCAGCAAAGTCTTGTTCTGTGGCAATAACAAACTTCAAATATGCCGTGCCAACTTCTTCGTACTCACAAACTATTTCTGGAAGAATTGCTTCATCCCACTTCTCGCCACTACATGGAAGTTTAGCACTTACACTAAAAGTAATTTCACGTTGCTGACGTGGAAGACCTTTCCATACAGTTAGATAATGTTTAAATTCTTGCGTTAATTTTTGAGTACCATTGGTTTCAAATGTAATTTCTTTAAGCTGATTCATGTAAACATGACTCAATAAATCTGGATAAGCACGTTGCCAACCCAGCAAAGGCTCTCCGCCTGTAATAACCAAATGCTCATCTTTCCAATGATCCTGCGGAAGTATTTCCATAATGCGATCTGCAATAGCGTCACTTGTAAGCATTGGACTCAAGTCTTTGAAGTCTGGATGCCATGAAGCATAGCTGTCACAGCCTGTACTAACCAAGGGCAAATCTTCATACTTTTGAAAGGACTCAATCATTTTGTGTGTAGCCGCAATATCAGTAGCTTCGTGACTAGATTCGCCACGGGGCATACCAAAGCCAGCACATTTAAAGTTACAACCAAATGTGCGTAGAAACACAGACGGGACACCCATATAGCGTCCTTCACCTTGTATGCTGTAAAACAGCTCTGCAATTTTAATTTTACTCATAATATATTATACACTCTTTTCAGCAGTCTTGTCAATCTTTTTTGACAACGACCAGGAACCATTATTATTATTTTTCCAAACGATAGTATCACCAGCCTTCCAGCCAACGGTTTCTAAAATTTCATCAGTAAATGGAAGAATCAATTCTTTCGTTTCTAGATCTTCTTCAAGGGTTATTGTCCATTTTTTCATATTAATGTTGTCTTTCTATTAGTGTCAAGTTGTTTTTGATATTCTTCTAAGCGCAATTTTCTACATTCATCTTTAACTTCGATTGGGTAGTCGGGACTAATTTCGGATAGTTCGCAATTATAAA